ACGGCCGGACGCACTGGCACCCGGATCACCCGGACGACGGGTTTCCGCCGTCACCGTACGCTGCGATGCTTGAATGCTTCCCGACGCTGGTGGAACCGTTGGCCGCGATCGGCGTGTCGATCGTGAACTGTTCGCGGCGCACGGCGCTGCAGTGCTTCCCGTGCGCGGCGCTCGAGGACGCGCTCGCGCGCCGCGAGGTGGCGGCATGACGCCGCGTCTCTTCGTCGTCGACTACCAGTTCCTCTCATGCGGGGACGTGTTCACGCGCGGACTGGCCGTCGCCGCGGCCGATCTCGGGATCGCCTACGCGCACGCGGGGTGGGACACGATCGACCTGGCGGATCGGATCGCGCGCCAGGCGCCAGATCTCCTCTTCGTGGTGCATGGGCGGCGATTCTGTCAACGGTTCCCCTCGCCGCGCGTCTTCGGCGTACCGACGGCGATCTGGCTGCTCGACGAACCCTACGAAGTCGACGACACGGCGTCGTTCTCGAAGCAATTCGATCACGTGTTCGTCAACGACGCGGCGACCCTCGCGCGGCATCCTCGCGCCGTCACGCTGCCCGTCTGCTACGACCCGCACGTCTACACCACGAACGCTGAGCCGAAGGGCTACGACGTTGGCTTCATCGGCGGGGGGAACAGCACGCGCGATCGCTATCTCGCCGCGCTCGCCCGGGCCGGGTTGCTGTCCTACGTTGTCGGCGGGGCCTGGTCCGACCCGGCGGTGAATGCGCTGTGTCTCTCGGCGAACATCGCGCCGGCGCAGACAGCGGCGCTCTATCGCGCGACGCGGATCATCCTCAACGTCTTCCGCGAAGTGCATCACTTCAACGCCGCCAAGATCCCCGCGACGGCGATGAACCCGCGGATCTACGAGGCGCTGGCCTGCGGGGCGCTCGTCGTCAGTGAATGGCGACCGGAGATCGACGAACGCGTCCCCATGCTGCCGACGTTTCGCACGGAAACGCAATGCGTGGATCTCGTCCGCGATCTCCTGGCGGATCCCGACCGGGCCGAATGGATCGCCGCGCAGTGTGCGGCGCGGCTGGCCGGGGATACCTACGCGGCCCGGTTGCAGACCGTGCTGACGACGTGCGGACTGGCCGCGGGAGTAGCCGCGTAATGGCGAAGATCGTATCGACGCGCATAGAAAAAGAGATTTGCGACTCGCTGGGGCTGAAGCATGTGACTCGCCTTGTGCTGACCTTCGAAACTGACGCGATCGCCACCGCGGAAGCCACATTTTTTCCGGATGGTGAGGATCTGCAGAAGTTGCCGGCGATCACGAAGCGTTACCAGCTGATCGAACAACCGGACAAGAAAAAGGACGAATGACTTCCCCGCGCGTCAGCATCGTCACCACCGTCTACGACCGCGTCGACTGCCTGCAGCAGTGCCTCCGCTCGGTGCAGCGGCTGCAGTTCCGAGACGTCGAACACCTCGTGGTCTCCGATGCGCCCTCGCCGGAGGTGGTGACGCAGATCGCCGCCCTCTGCGCCACGTTCGGCGCGCAACACCTCAACCTCTCCGCACGCCACAACGACTGGGGCCATACCCCGGCATCCGTCGGCCTGCGGGCCTCGGTGGGCGCGTACGTCTGTTTCCTCAGTGATGACAATGCGTATCTGCCGAACCATTTCGCACCGCTGGTCGCGGCGCTCGACGACGATCCCGATCTCGGCTTCGTCTATAGCTCGTGCCTCTATGCGGGCCGCAGGGAACTCCGCTACTCCCCGCCGGTGGGCGCCGGGATCGATCTCGGGCAGCCGCTCTTCCGCCGCTCGGTGCTCCGGGACTGCCTGGGAGATCAGATCCCGTGCCGCGGGGTCTTCTCATGGGACTGGGAACTGATCCGGATCCTCATGTACGACCACGGGGTGCGCTGGCAGCATGTCGACGAGGCGACCTTCGTCTTTCGCGTGGCGGCCTATCCGCACGTGGTGGAGGCCCTCGCATGAGAGCCGAACTCGAGGGCCTGCCGGAACCGAACTGGTTTCACCACGGCGAGGCGATCCTCGCCCTCGTGGAACAGTACCGCCCGCAGCTCTGCGTCGAACTCGGCTCGAACCGCGGCTGCTCGGCCATCGCCATCGCGCGCCTCATTCGGACCTGGGGCGGGCATCTCACCTGCGTCGATCAGTGGGTGCCCGGGCCCGAGACGGTGGACGTGCAGACGTTCGCCCAGAATGTGGTCGACGCCGGTGTGGCCGAGGTCATCGGCATGATCCACGCGCCGACGATCGAGGCGGCGGCGGGATGGACCGGCGGGATCGACTACCTCTACATCGATGCGGACCATACCGAGGCGGGGTGTCGCGCGGATCTCGAGGCCTGGTGGCCACACCTGCGGCCCGGGGGCCTGATCGCGGGCGATGACTATGACGACGTGGCGGGCGACCCGGCCCACGGCGTGACGGCCGCCTGGGACGCCTTTGAAGCGGCACACGGCCAGCGGTTCTATCGCACGTTGACGGCGGCGACGTCCTATCACGGCCGGCTGATCTGGGGCGTGAAGGCATGACCCTCGTCTTCTCGAAGGATCGCGCGCTGCAGCTGGATGCGTTTCTACGGTCGTATGCCGCGTACGTCGGGCGAGGCGTCGTCCACGTGCTGTGGACCGCGTCGACGCCGCGCCACGAAGCGGCCTATCGGGCCCTGCCGCCGCGGCCGTGGGTGCGGATGGTGGCGCAGTCGGACGCGTTTCAGGCGGACGTCCTCGCGCTCGTGCCGACGGTCGGCACCGTTCTCCTGTTCGTCGACGATCAACTCTTCGTGCGGCGCTGGGACGGGACCGGCACGCCCGGGCTGAGTCTTCGGCTGGGGCTGCATCTCACGCACGATTACGCCGCCGGCGGGGCCGCGCAACCGCTCCCGCCCGCGTGGGCGGTGGGGGACGATCAGATCGCGTGGCATTGGCGCGACGGCGCCTACGCCTGGGGCTATCCGCTCTCCCTCGATGGCCACGTCTTCGACGCGCGCGAGTTCCGGCAGATGCTCGAGGCGATCACGTGTACCTCGCCCAACACCCTCGAAGCGGCGTTGCAGGTCTTTCGGCCCCAGTGGCTCGATCGCGTGGGGCGGTGCTACCGGGCGGCGAAGGTCGTCAACCTCCCGTGGAACCTCGTGCAGACCGACTGGGTCAACCCGCATGGGACGACGCACCACGCCGACGCGCTGCTTACGTACTGGGAAGCCGGCCAGCAGATCGCGCTCGGGCCGCTGGCGGGGGTGCTCAATACGAGCACGCATCAGGAGTACCCGTTGACGCTGGAGCCGCGCGCATCATGAGGACGCTCGTCACCTTCAGCGGCGCCCGCTACGACGCGACGACGCGGCAGATCGTCGAGCGCGCGCCGGCGCTGGGGGCCGAGGCGGTGATCGTCTATGACGATCGCTGGCTCGTCACACACCCGTTCTTCGTGGTCAATCGGTGGCTCTGGGATCATCCGCACAAGCGCGGGTTCGGGTGGTACGCCTGGAAGCCGCTCGTGATTCTGCAGACCCTCGCGCAGCTGCCCGACGGCGACCTGGTGCTCTACGTCGATGCCGACACCGTGCCGATCGCGTCGCTGTCGGTGCTGTTCGACATCTGCGCGCACGACGGGGGCGTGATGCTCTTTGCGTCGGAAGGGCATCGCCAGGTCGAGTGGTGCAAACGCGACTGCTACATCGTCATGGGGCAAGACGACGCGCGCTACTACGATGTCCAGGCCGGCGTCGCGCGGTTCGCGGTGTTCCAGAAGGGATCGTGGCTCGCGACGCAGATCCTGTCGGAGTGGCTCGCCTACGCGATCCACCCGCTGGCGACGACGTTCGATCCCTCCGTGCTCGGGCCGGAATTGCCGGGGTTTATCGAGCATCGGGCCGAACAGGCGATCCTGTCCAACCTCGCGCACAAGTATGGCCTGCGCCTCTATCGGGAGGCCTGCGGGGCCGGCAATGGGAGCGGGCGCGATTGGGATCGGTACGGGCAACTGTTTACCCAGATCAACGACGACGTCGCGCATGTCTCGAGCGCGCCGACCGGGAGCGCCTACGCCAATGCGTAGCGTCGTCCTGCATTGCCCGCACTTGGGGCGCGACCTGGCGCCGCTCTATGCAGCCATCCCGGGCCTGCTGGAGCACGTCGGGCTGCCGACACCCAGAGGCGAAGACGGGTGCCTCGAAAGCCACAAGACGATCATCCGCGAGGCGATCGACGCGGGCGCCGATCGCGTCTTCGTGCTGGAGGACGACTGTGCCTTGACGTCCCACTTTGATCTGGCGCGCTGGACGGCCGATGCGGACTGGGCCGCGACACACGGCTACGACGTGCTGGCCGGCGGGTGCACGTTGACCTATGCCCCGCGTCTCGTGCGCGCGGGCTTGATCGAGGTCGCGGCGTTTCACAGCGCGCACTGCGTCGTCTACTTCCGCTCCGGCTACGCGAAGGCGCTGCAGGCCGTGCAACCCTACGACGTCTCGCTCGGGCGCGATTGCGGCCTGCGCTGCCTGGTGGCGTGGCCGTTCGTGGCGGTGCAGCGCCCGTCGTTCTCGGGCATCCTGCAGAAGCCGGTCGACTATGTCCCGGACTACCTGGGCCACCAGGCCGCGCTCGGCGTCCTGACGGGTGCGGGGGGCAGTCGATGATCTCGTTCATCATCGCCACGCTCGGGCGCCTCTCGCTCGCGCGTACCCTGGCGTCGATCGAGGCGTGGCCAGGCGACGAGGTGATCCTCGTGGGGCAGGTCGATCGCGTCGTGCCGCCGCCCACGTTCGCGCAGGCGGGGATCGCGGTGCGCACCGTGTCCTGTCCGCCCGGCGGGGACTGGGGGAGCACCGAGCGCAACCTCGCCACGCCGCTGGCGCACGGCCGCTATCTCGCGCATATCGACGACGACGACACCTATGTCCATGGTCATCGGGCGCTGATGGCCGCGGCGATCGCCACCGCGCCGGACGCCTTTACCATTTTCAAAATGCAATACCCGAGCGGCGGCCAGGTCTGGCAGGACGAAATCATTCGCTGGGGGAATGTCGGGACGCCAATGATGTTGATCCCGAATGTCCCCGCCAAAATGGGGCGCTGGGGGGAACGCCAGGACTGCGGCGATCTGCACTTCTTGCAGACGATGGGGTGGACGCCGCCCGAGCTCGTGTGGCGCGAGGACGTGATCGCGCGGATCGGGCAGGTGCATCGATGAGACCGATCCTCGCCCTGACCGATACGCTGATCAGCACGGTCGCCGGCGGCTCGCCGCCCGTCCGGGCGCTCACGCTGGCCTACGCGAAGTTGGCGATCCGCGCGCTCGGGACGACCGACGACGAATTGATCGGCGTGTGGATCGATGCCGCCGCGTCCTACTTCGAGCAGCAGACCGGGCGACAACTCCTGACCGCCACGCGGGAGGTCTGGCTCGACGCCTTCCCCGTGGTGGGGAGTCCGTGGTACGAACAACGGATCGAGCTGCCGCGGCCGCCGCTCCAGTCCGTGGTCAGCATCACGTATCTCGACGGGAGCGGCGTGCTCCGGAGTTTCACGGACGGCGCCTCGCCGGCGACGAACCTCTACACCGTGTCCAAGCCGGTCGGGCCGTACGCGGCGCGCGGGTTCGTCGAACCGATCGCCGGGAAGACGTGGCCGATCGCCGGCACTGTCACCGGGGCCGTGCGCATCCGCTATACCTGCGGCTATGGCAACACGGCCGCCGACATCCCGCCGCTGGCGCGCGGGGTGCTCTCCTCGCTGGTCGGCCACTTCGACACCTACCGCACGCCGGTCGCGGTCGGATCCGTGATCGATCTGCCCTACGGCCTGCAGTCCATTCTGGACATGTTCCTCTGGTCCGCGTTGCCGTCGCAGACGCTGCGGGGGCCTGCGGTGTGGCCGCTGCCATGACCGTCATCCTCGACATTGGGAAGTTGCGGCAGACGGTGACGCTGGCCAACCCGCGCGACGTCACGGTCGACGGGGATACGACGCAGGTCTACGACGTGGCGCTCAATCCGCCGACGTGGCGGGCATCGATCGAGAAGGCCTCCGTGCGGACGGCCGAGCGGTCCTTCGGGGCGACGGTCATCGCGCAGGCGACGAACATTCTCACCGGTCGGTTCCATCCGGGGATCACGACCGAGACGCAGATGACCTGGGTGGACCGGGCGGGCGTGACGCACACAGGCAGCGTGCTTGACGTGGCGGATCCGGAAGGGGCCGGGGTGGCGACGGTGGTGCTGGTGGCCGAGGTGGTGGCGTAATGGCCAGCAACCGGTTCGTCTTCAGCGGCCTCGACGAGTTGAAAGCGGAGCTGCGCAACCTGCCGAAAGACCTGGCCGGCGAGGCGTCCGAGATCATTATCGATGCGGCGGAAGGCGCGGCGAACACCGTGCGCCAAGTCTACGAACAGCACCGCGTGACGGGGCGACTCGCGCGATCGGTCCTGGTGACCAAGCCCGGTGTGAGCACCTACGGGACATCGATGGTGGTGAAGGTGACCGATCCGATCGCGTGGCTCTTCGACAATGGCAGCCAGGCGCGGCACTGGATCGGCGGGAAGAGCACCGGGATCATGTGGGGTCGGACCCCGCCGACGCATATCTTCGCGCGGACGATGGCGAAGCGGCGCGCGGCGATGTATGGCGCGTTGAAGGATCTGCTCGTGGCGCACGGGCTGATCGTGACCGGGAAGCCATGAGCGACAGCACCGCCATCGACACCGCGCTGATCGCTTTGCTGGCGGCTGACGCCACGCTGCTGTCGTACTGCCCGAATGGCGTCTTCTACGCCGAAGCCCCGGGTGGTTCGACACGGTTTGTGATCGTGTCGCTCATCGACGAAAGCGATGCCCCAATGTTCGGCGCGCGGGCGTACGAAGATGCGCTGTATCTGGTGGAAGCCCGGATGCTGAGCACGGCGGGTGGGAACATCGCGGCCGCGGCGGCGCGGATCGATGTCCTGCTGGAGAACGCCTCGCTGACGATCGACAACTACCGGCTGATGACCCTGCACCGGGAAGAGCGCGTGCGAATGACGGAAGTGGACGCGCTCGATGCCTCGCTGCGGTGGCTGCGCCGCGGCGGCCAGTATCGGCTGGCGGCCTCGGCGACGATCGATCCGGATAGTGCGTCGGGCTGGATTCAGCCCGGATGGATTCAGCGGCCATGAGTGACGTCCTCGTCAAACCGGCGTTTCAGTCGACGTACCCCGATACGGGGGATACGACGAAGCTCGGGCCGACGGCATGGAATGCGCCGCGGCTGTTCTCTGGTGGAAACGACGGAGAGTTGTTGATCCGCCGGACCGCCGCCGGCACAGGGGCGGCATGGGAGCCGTGGGCGTATTTCAAGCCGCCGGTGTTTGCGTCCTGGTTTCCATACCGTATCTCGCCCGACCCCACGACTGGCGATCCGACGGTCTACAACACAAACGGCTCAGCGTTTGACGTTTCGCAACTGGCGCCCGCCATCGGGACGACCTACTACGTCAGCAACAGCGCGACGAATGGCTACGCCGTCGGGAACGCGGGCAACAACGGGTTGAGTAAGAGCACGCCGAAAGCCCTGATGACCGAGGCGCTGGCCTTGGCGGTTTCCGGGGATGCCATTCTGATCAATCCCGGCACGTATTCGAAAGACGAATCCGGCATGACGATCACTGGCGGTAAGACGCTGACCATCAAGGGTGATGGCGGGTTTGCCGTGCTCTCGTCGCATGCGTTACCGACGTTGCTGACGTGGACCCTAACCTCCGGCGCGACGGCGACGTATCAAACGACCCGCAGCGCCACCATCAGCGTGTGGGACGCCAGCGTGCTCGATAGCAACGGGGATTACACTCGGCTCGTGCCCGCCGGCGCGTTCGGCGGCACGGGGGATTTGACGGCGGGGCAGTCGTTCGTCTCTGGCTCGACCGTCTACGTGCGGACGTCGGATTCGCGCAATCTAACCATCGCCGGGAATAACGCCACCGTGCGCGTCATGGTGAGCCAGAATCTGTTTTCCGCGACGGGGGCGAATACCGTGTACGTCGAACAGTTGGACCTGCAGGGCGGAACAAACCCGGCCATCGTCGCCAACAACTCCGCGACACCCGCGCGTCTCTACATGAAGAACTGCCGGGTACGCTATGGGGGATCCGGCAATGGGCTCTCGGCGACGGGGGCCATCACGGTCGTGCAGGATTCCCTCGCGGCGCAGAACTTCCACGACGGCTTCAACTATCACATCGGCGCAAATAGTGTGCCCTGCCAGTCGCTCGAAATCAACAACACCGGCCGCGATAATGGCTTCGCCGGCGACAACATCAACAACGGATCCACGACCCACGATGGCAATGCGATCGTCCGCGTGGGCGGGCAGTACTACCGCAACAACGGGCCCAACGTCGTGGACGTCGGCACGAGCACGGTGAGCTGGAGCGTGGGGGTGGGTGCCTGGGGATCCACCGCCGTCGCCAGCATCCAAAACGCCAATTTTCAAAGTCAGGCCACGGGCGGCATGTGGCTCGATAGCTGTTGGGGCGGACAAACCGACACCGTGACTGGGAAGTATCAGTTCGTCGTGTCTGTCGCGGCTGGCGCAGCGCTGCGATTCCGCGCGTTCAATGGCGACCTCGCGTTTTCGCAGGACAGCGGCACGATCCTGCGGGCGTACTAAGGGATCACTTTACCGGCACGAACAGGAGACAGAGACATGGCACGCATCCACGGGAAAAAGGGGCAAGTCCTCCTCGACTCCACGCCCGCCAGTCCGGTCACCCCGGTCGCCGTGGCCGACCTGAACGACTGGACGCTGGACATGTCCACCGACCGCGTCGACGTTACCGCGTTCGGGGACACGAACAAGCAGAAGGTCTCGGGCCTGCCGGACTTCTCCGGCACGGTCGGCGGGTTCTGGAACTCGGTCAGCAGCCCGACGTTCTTCGCCATCGTGCTGGGCGGGGTCACGTCGTGGTTGCGGCTGATGCCGAACACGGCCGAACCCACGTACTACTTTGAAGGGCTGGCGAACCTCGATGGCTCGATCAAGGTGAGTGCGAATGGGGCCGTGACGATCAGCGGGAAGTTCGACGCGGCCGGGAACTGGGTCCAGAAGCCGTGATCGGGGACGCCCCCACGATCCGCGGCGTGGTGGGCGCGATCACCTGGTCGTACTACACCGCGGCGCGGATCGAAGGCTACACCGTCACGCGCGCCCGCGATGGCGCGTGGACGTTGTCGGCGACGGTTGTCGTGGCGGACGCGTTCAAGTTGTCGCAGCGGCCGTTGCAGTTCGTCGCGCCGCATCAGAAGGGCAAGTGGACGTGGCCGATCACCGATCTCGAGCTGGGACAGAGCGGCGGGGTGCGACATGTCAGGGCCACGCTGGGGCCACCGATCGAATAGAGAGGGCTGATGTTTTCACGGTTCGTCGTCCCGGAAACGGATGTCGTGACGCTGCCGCTGCGGGAGGGGCAGACCGAAGCCGACTGGTTGCTGCTGCGTCGGCGGTTGAACGAAGGCGAACGGCGCGCGATGTTCGCGCGCATGTATCTGTCTAGCAACGGCACGACGCACGTCGATCCGCAGGCGGTGGGGATCAGCACCGTCGTCGCCTACCTATTGGACTGGTCGTTCACGGACCCGCAGGGGCAGCGCGTCATCATCGCTGAGAAGTCGCCGGCCGACGTCGCGACCATGTTGAATGCGCTCGATCCGGAGTTTTTCACGGAAGTCCGGGAAGCGATCGACGCGCACGAGGAACGCCAGGCCGCAGCAAAAAAAAAGACCCTGGCTGGCGGGAACGGATCGCCACTGATCTCCGGCTCGCCCTCCGCTGCGGATGGCGCTACGAGTGGATCGCTGAGCTCGACGCCGACGTCTACGACGTCCTCATCACCGACGTGTTGACGACACCAGAGGAGACCGACGAGTAACCCATGGCGATCGATAAAGACGCGAAGGCCGGATAGATGGCGCTGACCGGGACTTTTTTGGCCGACTTCAGCTCGTTCACCAATGCCGTGAAGCAGGCGGAGGTGAGTCTCAAGGGCTTTGAAACTGGCAGCGCGAAGGTCGAGAGCCAGCTCAATCGCATGGCCGATTCCTTCAGCGGTCGGAAGGTGATCCAGGAAGCGACGCTGGCGGCCGAGGCGATCGAGAAGATCGGCGGACCGGCGCGGCTCACCCAAGCCGAATTGGCGCGCGTGGGCGGCCTCGCGTCTGAAGCCGCCGAGAAGTTTCGCGCGTGGGGCCAAGACGTCCCCCCAAACATTGCGCGACTTGAAACAGCGACAAAGGGCGCGTCGACCGGCATGACCGGGATGGCGAAGGCGATCGCCGACACCGACAACGTGCTGGGCCTCTTCGGCGTGCAGCTCGGGCCGGCGCGGAAGGCACTCGACGACCTGGGCCAAGCGGGCGGGAAGACGGCCGCGCAGATCGGCCTCGTCGGCACGGCCTCGTTGGCCGCGGGCGCGGCGCTCGCCGGCTGGGAACTCGGCCGCAAGATCGCGGAGTTCGGCCAACTCGACACGAAGATCGGCGAGGCGACGGCGGCGCTGCTCGGGTGGGGCGATGTCGCCGGCGAGAAGGCCGCCGCGAAAGCCGAGATGCTGGCGAAGGCCTCGAAGGAAGTGGGGTTCCGGGTCACGGAAGTCTCGACGGCGATGGCGATCAACCAGGCCGCCGCGGACGCCACGACGGCTGCGAACAAGCGACTGTCGGATCAGTTTGTCGCCGAGGCGGCCGCGGCAAAGAAGGCCGGCGAAGAGATCGAGCGCGTCCACCAGGGCAACGCCGACAAGTTCTTCAAGCTTACGCAGGACTGGGTGACGGCGATGCACGCCCGGGAACAAGCCGGGATCGACGCGGCCGCGAAAGCGCAACAGGCCATGTTCGATGAGATCGACGCGGCGACGAAAGCGAACGAAGCGCACAAGAAACTGCGCGACGCTGGCGTCGACGCCCAGGAAGCGATCAAGGTGAAGACGGAGGAAGCGACCGCCGCGCTAGAGAAGGAAGCCGCTGCGGCCGCAGCCGCTGCGCGCAACGCGACGACCTTCGCCAACTTCGACGATCCAACGCAGGCGGCGGCGATGCTCGCGCGGCCGGGACGGTCCCTCGAAGACTTCGTCCGCATCTATGGCGGGTATCCCGGCGGGTTCGAGTTTGCCCAAAAGCAGTACCAGATCGATCAGGAGATCCGCCGGCGGGCGCAGGCCGTGCTCGATGCGGCCAACGCGACGGGCTACGTGGGCCCGGGCTCCACGGCGGGCCGCGTCGCCCCCATGATGGTGAACATGACCGTGTCGGGGGTGCTCGATCCGCGCACGATCAGCGAAATGACCACGGCGATGAGCAAGGAACTCGTGAAGCGCAGCGGCACGAAGGTCGGGATCTGACATGGCGACCCGGCCCGCGATCGTCGGCTCGATGCGTCTGGGCAATGCGCGGCTCGGCTACAACCCGACCGCGCTGGCCGCGACGCGCGCGACGCGGGTGCGGGTCTACATCAACGGCGCGCTGGCCAATGCGCGGGTCCAACGGGCGGGGCTGTCGATCCGCGACGTGATCAACGAGACCCCCTCGACGTGTAGCTTCGTGGCGGATACGACCGCGCCGTCGGTGGCGCAGAGTCTGCGCATCACCATCAACAGCGACACCCCGCGGCTGCTCTTCAACGGCGCGATCCAGACCGTCGACACCAGCTACGTCACCGACAAGAACAGCAACCGGGTCTATCCCTGCACCGCGATCGACGATCTGGAAAAGCTGAAACGGCGCCGGCCGTTCGGGACGTTCACGTCGATCTCGGCGACGACGGTGGTGCAGCAACTCGCAGCCTCATTCGCGCCAGGGTTCACGACGACCAACGTGCAAGCCAGCTTACCGACGGTGTCGATCAAGTTGGACGGCTCGGAAGGCTGGGACGGGGCGCTGAAACAGATCGCCGGGTTGATCGGGGGGTACTACTACATCGAGGACGGCGACATCCACCTCTTCACCGCGGAGTCGACCGATCTGCCGGATGCGGTGGATGCGTCGCATCCGCCGGACGTGGCGCCAGCGGTGGCGATCACGACGGATCTGACGCAGCTGCGCACGCGCGTGTACGGGAAGGGGTACGGCACGACGATCCCGACTGACGTGGGGATCGGCGACACGATCCTGCCCGTGCAGTCGGCCGATCAGTTCACGCTCGCGGGCGGGCGGGCCATCGCGGAGACGCAACGGCTCACCTACACCGGCGTGCAGTTGGGGGGCGCCGGATCGTTCGTCGGGCCGAGCGCGGCCCCCTCCGTCGCGCCTGTCGTGGCGAATCTGTCGGGCTCCGGCCTCGGCGTGGGGGTCTATCAGTACGCCTACACCGACGTGACGGCCGCGGGGGAGTCGTTGCCTTCGCCGATCGGCACGGTGACGACGCTAACCCTGACGGCCCCGGCCAGCGCGCCGCTGGTGAACCAGTCCGATCCGACGCAGGGCACCACGAGCTGGCTGCCCGGTGATGCGATCGACTTCAAGATCACCTACAGCGCCGCAGACAGTTCGACCAACTTGACGAAGACCTCGCCGGCGAGTGGCGTGACGAGCATCGTGGCGGCGTCGACGTCCTTCGGCCCGCCCTATGCGCGCAATCCGGAGATCGGGGTCGTGCATTCAAGCGATCCCGCGATCAAATGGGTCCATGCGTGGCGACAGATCAACGGCGCCGGCTATCGCCTCGCGACGGTGGCGGCCAACGTGCCAGGTGCGACGACGTACGACTGGGGCGGCACGAGCGTGTACGATGCGTATGCCTTCCCCTCGACGACGACGGCGCTGCAACAAGTCAGCGTTTCCGGCATTGCGATCGGGGCGTCGCCGACGACGTCGCGGAAGGTCTACCGCACCGTTGTCGGCGGCGCGCAGTTGAAGCTCCTGACGACGATCGCCGACAACACCACGACGACGTATACCGACAGCACCGCCGACGGATCGCTCGGCGCGAACGTGCCGACGTCGGACACGTCCGGCATCGTTCAGGCCGCCGGACAAGTCAACGCCGGCTCGACGTCGTTGCTGCTCTCAAGCGCGGGACCGTTCGCCTCCGGTGGGGGCTGGGTGCAGTTGGGCTCGCAGACGGTGCGGTATACCGGCATCAGCGGCAACACGCTGACGGGCATTCCGGCCAGCGGCCCCGGGGCGCTCGTGAACTCCGCGCGCTACGGTGAACACGCGGATCCGGTACCGGCGCTGACGGGGGTGGCCGGGATCGCCACGGACATCGTGGCCCAGACGCCGGTCAACATCTGGGTCCAGCGGGACCACGTGGTCGGGCAAGCCGAGATGGCGGCGATCGACGGCGGCGACGGGATCTATGAATACCTGGTGTCCGACGAGCGGCGCAACGAAGCCTCGCTCACGGCGCTGTGTGACGCCAACCTGGAACTCTTCGCGCGCCCGATCATCACGGCGAAGTACGCCACGCGCGACGTGAAGACGAAGAGCGGCAAGCCGGTCACGCTCACCAGCATCCTGGGCTATACCGGCACGCTGACAATCCAGGACGTGTCGATCAGCGAGATCGACATCGCGGCGGCGACCCCGCCGAAGTTCACGGTCACCGCGAGTTCGGTGCGGGTGTCCCTCGAGTCGGTCTTGCGATCCCTGTTGGGAGAGGCGGCCTAAATGGCGGTGTCGACGTTCGATCGGACGAAGTGGGGCACGCTCGTCGATGACGACGGGTCGAACACCGTCGGCACGCAGTGGAACAAGGCGAAGGTCGCCGAGGTCTACGACGATCTCGACACCACGCTCGGCCGCCTGGCGCGGTGCATGATCTTCAACAACGGCACGCAGTCGATCACCTCTGGCGCCTTCGCCGCCCTGACGTTCAACGCCGAAGACTTCGACGACAGCAGCATGCACTCGACCAGCTCCAACACCAGCCGGATCACCATCCCCACGAACATGGGCGGGGATTACTTGGTCGGCGGGGCGACCTTCTTCGCCGCCAATGCGACGGGTGTGCGGCAGATCCGCATCACGAAAAACGGCGGCACGCAGGTGCTCACGGGCGGGCTGCATGCTGGCTTTAGCGTGTCGAGCGTCGGGCCGATTATCCAGTGTTACGGGATGATCCGCCTGGCCGCCGCCGACTACATCGAACTCGAAGTCAATCAGGACTCCGGCGGCCCGTTGAACGTCGGGCAGGCCGGCGCGACGCACAACTATTTGCAAAGCCAATTCTTCGCGACACGGCTGCTCTGAGCCGGCGTGTCAATGGTGCCGACCGATCTGCTCACCTTCGCGACGGCGCTCAAAGATGTCGCCTTCTCGACGGCGCTGATCATTTTGCTCTATGGAGGCGCGAAACGCTGGTGGGTGTTCGGCTACCAACTGACCGAAGCACAGGCACGCGAGGACGCCTGCAAAGTGGAGTATCAAGCGCGCTTGGACGCGGCGCAGCACCGCGAGGATCAATGGAAAGAGTTGGCCTTGAATGGGGGCTATCTCGCGCGGCAAGCGGTCGATTCGTTGACCCGCCGCGCGAAGGAACGCGGCTGATGCGGCTCTGGCGATGGCTGCGTCGGCGTACGACTCCCGCCCCCGGGTGCGCGCGGCCCGTCCGCGATACCGACGATCCCGACGACGTGCTGCGCGACATCCGCCATCAACGCGAGATCCGCGAACACCACGAACGGCTGCAGCAGTTGTCCGACGAGCTCTCCCTGATTCAGCGGGACGAAGGCCGTCGGCCATGATGGCCCAGTGGTTCCCCAACGCGTATCCGGTGGAAATGTTTCAAGCCGTGACCTCGATTGCCGCGACGTTGATTCTCTTCTGGGCGGCCTACGATGCCGTGAAAGCCGCGATCGGACTCCCGCCGAAAGAGCGTTACGGCGCGCGCTGGACGCTCGCGATCGGGAACGTGCATCGCGCGTTCTTTCGGTTGCTGAAGTCGGTCGTGTTGGGGATGGCGGGGGGCGCGGCGCTCTTCCTGCCGCCCCCGCCGCCGGTCTATCGCGCGCTGGTGGACTCGCCGGAGATGCGGCTCGGGGCCGTCATCGTCCGCACGGCCATTATCGTCGTCACGTTCCTGATGCTGGCCGACGCCTCGGTCGAGCGGGTGTTCCGTCAACGCTATATCCGCAAACTGCGGATGGACGGCGAAGACTCGGCGCCGCGGATCCCGAATGATCGGCGCCATCCGCCGGAGGGGGAGCGGCTGTCGTGACGCTGCGCGACAAACAGTCCCTGTTCGTGCTGCTCGTGGGGGACCTGATCGCATTTGCGGCCGAGGAGGGCTACGAGCTCACGTTCGGCGAAGCCTATCGCTCCCCCGAGGAAGCCGCGCGTCTGGCGGCACTCGGGAAAGGCATCAAGAACTCGCTGCACACGGTGCGACTGGCGATCGACTTCAATCTGTTCAAGGACGGCACGTACCTGACCTCCTCCGACGCCTACAGGCCGCTCGGTGAATGGTGGGAGACGCACCATCCGCTCTGTCGCTGGGGCGGTCGTTTCAACGATGGCAACCATTTCTCTCTGGAGCATGAAGGAAGAAAATGATCCGGCGCTGGTTCCCTGGTGGCAGCTACGTCGACGCGACGCCGACCGCGTTCGCTGTGAAGTTCGCGGACCGCTTCGAGACCTCGGCCGGCCGCGTGGCCTATCCGGCCGATGGCAATCATCCGCTCTATCACCGCCTCACCGACGTCGGCGGGTTGCGGTTCGCCGGACAGGCGCAGGTCGGCACAACGACGCTCGAGTGGGCTAACGGGTGGTGGCATAGCTGGCCTATGGCGGTGGGCGTGTCGCCAGTCATTTACGACCTGTCCGGCGTTATGCATCGCAGCGACGGGTCCATCGGCTCGCAGGGCTATCGCTACGTCGCGGAGGACGGGCGCTTGGTGACGGGCGACGAGACCTACAGCCCGAATACGGACTTCGCGCGGTCGCTCGGTGTGCAGGGCATTGCCGAGTGGAGCGCTTACGGCGGTGTCTACATCGGCCAGGGCTACGACGGCGGCGCGCTGGTCTGGGACGGCACGGTACTGCGACTGCTCGAGCCCGGCGTGTGCACGTTCATCCGCGTGCAAGGGGCCGCGGATGCGGTCGCGGTCTCGATCGTCAAGCCGGACGGCGCGGTCATCATCGACACGACGGTCGCGGAACTGCGCGCGCTGCCACCGGTCGAGGCCCCCGAACCGGAACCGGTGCCGCCGGAGCCCACGCCGGAACCACCGGAGCCGGAGCCGACCCCCGAGCCTCCGGATCCGGAGCCCGTGCCGCCGCAACCGCCGCCGCTCTTTCAACGCGCGCAACCCGTCGAGGTGTCTATGGAGACTGTCGCCTGCGTCCTGCGCATGGGATCGTTCTACGCGCAGATCCTCCCGTCCCAGAATGGGAAGGGCCCGTTCGGCTGGTATCCGGTCGCGTTCACGACGGACCGTGCCGACACGACCTGCCACTTTACGCGCAGCAGTCCCGACGGGGAACGGCTGCTGCTGCGCCACGATGCGACGCAGGCCGCGCTCGGCGCTGATGCGACCGAGTTCATCGCCGGCGGGAACGTGTGCGCGCAACTCTACGGCAAGCCGAACCTGTCCGAGGCTGACTGGGGCGGCTACGAAGCGTGGCACGGCTGGGAGCTCGACCAGGACCGCCGCATCGTGCTCGTCGAATACGATCGCGAAGATGGGCGCTCGACGTCGCTCTGTCTCACCGTCGAGGATCGGTGACCCTCTTCCGACCGGCGCGGCGGTGGCCCTACAGCACCGCCGTCGGCCGTCTCACCGCCGACGGGAAAGTCTTCCGCCTGGACGGCGCGCCCTGGCGCTATAAAGGCGTGACGGCGTTCAAGCTGTGCGAACTCTTCGCGCGCGGGGACGACATCTCCGGCTTCCTGCGCGACTACGACGGGTTCAACGTGCTGCGCGTGTTCAGTTACACGCCGGCGAAGGACTGGGGCGCGCAGGCGTGGGACGAGCCTGCCGCGGGCACGCTGCTTGCCTGCTTAGAGGTCTGTGCCGCTCGCGGGTTTTGGGTTGAGTTCGTCTTACTCACCGATGACGATCCCGAGCGTATAGAACCGGCGCACGACCTGATCGCCGAGCTCGCGGCGGCACAGCCAGCGAACCTGCTGCTCGAGATCGGCAACGAGCCGATCACGCACAAAACGATCATCACCGAGTCGTTGCACTCGGCGTGCGCCGCGTCCGGGTTCCTCTACAGTTCCGGCGACTACGAAGACTCCGATCGCTGGTTCGGGACGTACTACACGTGCCACACCGCGCGCACCCAGGACTGGCCGCGCCGCGCGCATGACCTGATGGAGTTCTACGACGGGAGTGGGCCGGACAAGCCGACCGTGCCGCATCACGTCCCGTGCGTCGCCGACGAACCCATCCGCCCGGACCAGGCCGGCTACCACGTGCAGGACTTCCGCGCCTACTTCGGCGCGTCGTCGATCCTCGGAGGCGGCGCGACCTACCATTGCGAGTCGGGGAAGTTCGGCGAACCGCCCACCTCCGATGAGGCCGTGATCGCGGCGGTCGTGCTCGATGCCCTGAACGCGTTTCCGCCGGAGGCGCCCTTCGGCGCGTATCGCCGCATCGTGGAACCCGGGAACGAACCGGGCGGGCCGACGCAGGACTCACGCACCTACGTCGTCGGGAACTGCATGGTCCGGTGCCAGCAGATGGGCACGGACGCGCCGGAACCAGGCTGGACGGCCCTCGATGCCGACGGCATTCTCTGGACGCGTTGAATGCTGTGGGGCGCACTCGGCATCGTCGTCGTCATCGGTTGCGTCGCTGCGGTGGCGATCTCGCGACGCCACCGCGTCATCACGATCGACCCGATCTCGGAGCAACACACGGCCGAGATGCGGAAGAACCACACCCCGTAACCCCAAAGGAAGAGACGCATGAGGACAGCCGACCGTCGGAGACCACACCGGACGATCCCGTATGACGGCGTGCTCGCCGTGCTGGTGAATTTCGTGATCGCCGTCACGGTGGGCGTGTACGCCTGTGGCCCGCACCCGCCGACCCTCACGCCCGTCGGCACGGCGGCGTATCACGCCACGCAAGTCGTCAAGGCGCTCGACGTGCTGCGGGACGCCGCGATCGATGCCGAGGCGCAGACGCCGAAACTGATCTCGACCGACAACACCCGGAAGATCGTGACCTTCCACGAAGCCGCCGTGAAGACGATCCATGCCTCACCGGGCGGGTGGAAGCCGACGGTCGTGGCCGCGCTCGATCAACTGCAGCATGACATCTTGCCGGCGGAGTGGTCGCGGATCTTGCCGTACGTTTCACTCGTGAAGACCCTAATCGATGTGACCAAATGACCGTTGTTATCTGCACATGTACGGTGGTAACTGGTGGACACGTCGCGTTGAATCCGGGGTGCCCGGTTCACGCGCCAAAGGGAAAGTCATGAGCCCAACCGACTACACCGCGATCGCCACGACCGCGATCAACGCGCTGCCGGGGATCCTCGCCTTGCTGAAGGCGAACCACGCGCAGCAGAACCCGGGCGCGCCGGCGCTGACCGATGCGGACGCGCTGCGGGGACTGAACGATGCTGTGTTCTCGACGGTGGCCAAGGATGAAGCGTGGAAAGCGGCCCACCCGGCGAACGCGGCGAGCGTCAATGGCCACGCCGGCCCCGACTGATCTCCGGTGCCCGCACTGCCGGGAAACGCAACTGATCGAACCGGTCGACCGGCAGCCGGGCGTCTACTTCTGCGCGGTGTGTGCGAAGACGTTTCGCGTCGCGGAGGGCTGAGGCTCGCTGGGAACCGTCAACGACCCCGGTTGACGAGGGGGAGTCTCAGCCCTTCCCGTCCAGGGCCGTCTACCGCGTTCGTAGCCAGCCAGGCGGCACGCCGGCACGTCGCGCCTCTTCCTGCAAGTTATCGATCGCTACCGCGTCCGTCCTCGCGGCGGCGGTCAACCGGCTGACCTCGTCCCGGGCGTCCAGGGCGCGCCGCTGGTACTCCCGGCTGACGAGGGTGACGCCGTTGATGTCCACCCGGGACCGCTCGAGCACGGTCTGGTACTCCCGCAGCCGCGTGATCGCGGCATCCAGGGCGAGCGTGTCGGCCGTCGCCTGGGCTTCTAGCGTCCGCATCCGGTCCTTCCAGTAGCCCTCGCCGCGGGTCACCTGTTCGGCCCGGTAGGACGTTTCGGACTGCGGCACGGGGATCGGGTCCGGCGTCGGCGCGGTCACGACTGGGGCCGTCGTGCTGGGAAGCACGGGCTTGACAGCCTCGAGATCCTTGTTCGTGTAGGTTTTCGCGGCGGGTGCGGTCTTCCCGTCCTGAGTCGCTTTCGTCTTCGCGTCGGCGTTTTTCTTGGCGACGTCGCCCAGCGACTGAGCCGACACACTGGCAACGGCGAGAACGAGCATCGAGGCGGTCATCAACTGGATCTTCATGGGGCCAACCCTCACAAAATTGCGGATATATGCATGATACTACGAGGCGCAAATCCTCTTTTCTCTGTCGCTTGTGGGCCAGGCGACTGGGCCACTACATCTAGGGCGAGCGTCGTCAATTGGTTACGAGTACAGCGAATCGCCTCCGGAGCCGAAGGTTGCAGGTTCGAGCCCTGCCGGGCGCACCAACAACTTACGGCGATTTCGAGCCGTCTGACCCAGCCTTAGTCTTCCGCTCTTCTCCACTTTTTTCCTCGGGTTTTCCGCTTTTCTCCGAAGGCGCTGGGCCAGCGCCTGGGCCAGCGTGGGGAGTATCGCGCCAGTGCGCCAGCGCGGCCGTCAGGACCGGATTCACGGCCGCCAGGGCATAGCGGCGGGTCGTGCGCAGATCCGTCTGCCGGAGCAGCTCCGCGACGACCTGCAGGTTCCCGGTGACGCGGTAGACGCGCGCGCCGAAGCTGTGCCGCAGATCGTAGGGCCGCACGCCTGGCAGCGGCTCGACCTTCGCGACGGCGCGCAGAAACGACTGCCGCATCGAGGAGGCGTGAAAGGGACCCTCGGCGCCGGCGGCGAAGAAGGCGCGCAACGCTTCGACGGCCTCCGGGAGCAGCGGCAGCCGTTCCGGCTCGACGCCTTTGCCCTTCTTCCGCCAGGTGAGGAGCGTGCCGGCCTCAAGGTCGACGTGCTCGCGTTTCAGTGCGGTCAGCTGCTTATGCGCGAGGCCGGTCCAGGCCATCACCCGAAGCCGCAGCTTCGTCAGCGACACGGTCGCTCGCTTCTGATGCCGAAGCCCTCGGCCGCGGTCTGGCAGCGCGTCAAGGATCCGCTGGATGAGGTCATAGGGTAGGTCGCGCGGGAGTTCCGGCGTCTCGTCGGCCTCCGGCACGTCACGCACCGGATTCGGGGCGCGGCGGCCATCCAGGACGGTCCAGAGGTTCGAGAGCGCGCGGAGGCGGTGGTTCACCGTCGAGCCGCTCAGCGGCAGCGGGCGAGCCTCCCAGAGACCTGGCAGATCGCGGGTCGGCTTCCGGTAGACCATCTTCGGCCCGACCGTCAGCCACCGATCACGCACGGCGCGAATCTCGGCCGCGGTAATGCTCGCGCGCCGGCGCGGGCCGAACTCGGCGACCCAGAGCGCGATGTCCCGGCGACGCTCCTCGATCGTCGACAGCGCCGCGACGGCGTCCAGGTAGCGGCGCGCATCATCGGCGAACGTGCCGCGCTTCGCGCCGACGAACGGGTCGCGCGTGCGCGTTTCCTTGCGCAGCGCATAGCGCTCGTCTTCCTGCCATTCGACCATGCGATCGAAGGACTCCTCGAGCGCGAACTGCTTCGTCGATCGCCCGACGCCGGCGACCGAGACGCGCACTTGCCATCCAGCCCCGTGGCGACGGATGCCTGGCGGCGGCACCGTTTATTCCTTCAATGTGCCGACACAACGATCGGGCATGCACATGCGCGGATAGCAGCGACGTCGGCCGCGCCAACACGTACAGGGTGCCCAAAACGGAAAGTGATCAGCGAGGACGGCCACGCTTTCCCTTGTGCTGCTGTGGGCGTCGTTCCTTCGCCGCAGCGTCAGGCTGCAGCGTCACCTCCGTTCCCTGCCCCGCAGCGAATTCCTCGGGCAGCTCACGACTCGGAGACGGAATCAGATCGATGAAATCGCGGTAGGTCAATCCGAAGGCTTCGGCGATCCGCGTGATCGTCGTCCGAGTCGGCTCCTTCGTCTTGCCGCTTTCGATCCGATGAATCACCTGCATGCTCACGCCGCTTCGGTCAGCCAGGTCCTTCAGGCGCATGCCCGCGATGTTGCGCAGCTTCCTGACCACATCACCATCAGTCCACCAAATCTGCATCGATGGCACAAAGCCTAAGGTGGTCAGCGACCCGCAAACCACTGATTTATGGGGCATTAGAACATATCGCCGCGTAAGTGTAAATTTACGCTTGACCGACTAGCCTCACGAGCCTATATTTAGTCGCGTGAGGCAAACACAGACCCCGCTCCGAAATGTGCGACGCGCGCGCACGTTGACTCAGGTCGACATGGCGCGATTGCTCGACGTCACGCAGCAGACGTACAGCAAGTACGAGTCTGGCCAGCTTCGCCCACCGGTCGACGTGCAGGCGCGGATCGCCGCGGTCCTCGGTGTGCCGGCGCGCGAACTGTTTCCCGACCAGGCGGTCGCCTCATGACGATCGCGATCGGCGCGTGGCCGCTCGAGGAACCGTTTCCGGTCGTCCTGCGCGACGCCGACCTGATGCGCGTGCTCAACCTGAAGCACTCGCGCTTCTATCTCCGCAAGAAGGCCGGCGACTTCGACTTCCTGATGGTGCGTCCGCAGCCGAAGGGCCTCGCCACGCTCTATAGCGGACGGCTCGTCGAGCAGTGGACGCGCGGCGAGCTCGGGGAGTCGCGCTTCTTCCAGGCTGCGCGGAGGCGCGCATAACGTCATGAGAGCCACTGTGCACGTGCGGGCCATCCCGCGTCAGTCGAAAGCCTTTGCGGAGTCGGAGGCGGACCTGGCAACGCACGTTGCCAGCACGCTCGCGCTGCTGCGGCGCTGCGTCGCCGACACCAGCTGGACCCTCGAGGCGCTCCAGACCGAGATGGGCCTCGACAAGTCGCAGATCTCGCGCGTGCTCAACGGCGAGCGGCCGTTGACGCTGCCCTTCCTGCTCCTGCTGCCAGACGACCTTGAGGCCCTCTTCGAACAGCGGCGGGCCGAGGGCTTCGGCTTGATCGTGGTGCCCCCGGTGCACGGCGAGCAGGCGGTCCGCAATCTCGTCAGCGGGCTCGTCGGCGTGCTGACCGCGAAGCTGCCGGTGCGCGCTGAGCGTATGGCGCGCGCGACGCTGCCGGGTGATCCGGAGGCGCAGTCGTGATCGCCGCGATCGTCGCGTGGTTGTCGCGGTTGCTCGACGCAAAGGCGCAGCAACGGCCGTACTGGCTCGACGAGCCGGCGCTAACCGTGTCGTGTGTCGCGAAGTTCGAAGGACGGGCCGCATGAGCAGGATGACGGTCGGTCGCATCGAGCAACTGACGCACACGCCCGGCCCGTGGGAACCGGAGTACCTCTACGACGGCGGACGAACCATCGCGCAGATCCGGAGCCGGAAGACGCTGCTCTGCGTCAATGCGGCCGCGCATCCGCAGCTCGACCAACAGGGCGAACTCAAAAGCGCAGAGCAACTCGAAGTCGAGTCGCTCCGAAATGCGCACCTGATCGCCGCGGCACCGGAACTCTTGAGCGCGCTGCGCCGGATGCTCGAGTGCCACCAGGCCGCGATGGATGCCGCGCAGAGCAACGCCGTTCGTTTCGTCGAGAAGCGGTGTGAATGCGGCGCGTGCGACGAGGCTCGTGCCGCCATCGCGAAAGTTGAGGGGCGCGCATGACGGGCGAACCGATCCGCGACGCCAGCGGCCGCGTCATCGCGCCGCCGCAACCCCAGTACACGCCGAGGCCGGAAGGCCCGTGGACGCAGAACGGAGCGCGGACGTGCGAACCATCCTGACGGGGCTGATCGCCCTGTTTCTGATCGCCGTGGTGATCATCGCGTCCGGGTTGCTGGTGGTGAAGCGCGGCGGGTGGGAACTCGAGCAGTCCGACGGGGAGGATCCGCACTGATGCCCGAGCACGAACGCGCGCCGACCGTTGGCGAGCGCTTGAAGGAACTCCTGATCGCGCGCTTCGGCGTGGGCGGCTGTCGTCACGACTACCGCCTCGTGCAGCAACGCCGCGGGACGTCGATCCGCTGCTGTCTCTGCGGCCACGAAACGGAGCTGTTTCAGATCGTCGGCGATCGGAAGCCGTAAACGACGAAGCCCGCCTACTGCGCGAACAGCGGGCGGGCCTCAAGCACCTAGAAGGGACGTGGCGTGTGCCCCAGCGTAGCACCCTCCGGCTCGTGAAGGAAATCCCCCTTCAACAGATCGCCGCCGCCGCCGTCGCCGAGCACCGGCGCAAAGTGGCGCTCGTTGACGCGCGCGAGACCCTGCGCTGCATCGCCGTCGAGCACGGGCACTTCCTCGGCTGGTGGCGCGTCGAGAGCGAGGCGACCGCGCTCGTGCAGTGCCGCATCTGCGGCGAAGGCGCCGTGCTGCGGCTTGACACCGCGGCGACGCGCCTCACGGACGGCTTCGGCCAGGCGTGCCCGGGAACATTCCAATGACTTCCGGCGCCGACCGCTTCAGCGTGCTCGACGTGATCGTGGTGCAGACGTACTTCGTGCGCCGTCGGCCGACCGACGATCCCTTCTTCGAGGTGCAGGTCGCGCGGGACGCCCAGGCGAAGACGCCGCGGTCGGCGTTCCTGACACGCGACGAGGCGCTCTACGAGACGGCGCTCGCGCTCGAGGCCTCCGAGGAGCGGGTCGATCTCGCGTGGAAGCCCGGGCGCAGGCAGAACGGACAGGTCGCGCAGCTGCTCGTCGCGGTGCGCCCGCATCGGGAGGCCGCGTGAAGACAGGACTCCGTTTGGCGGATCCGGTGCTTGTGAAGCTCGAACAGGCGCGCAGCGCGCTCTCGCAGGCGAAGACGATACAAGGCGTCAAACGGATCGCCGATCTCGCGGCGGCGGCGAAGGTCTACGCCCGCCAGCAGCAGCTCGGGCAGGAATCGATCGACTTCGCGCACGCCGTCCGCATCGAAGCCCTGCGCCGTCTGGGCGAACTGCTCAAGGTGACGCCGAAGAACTCTGGCGTCGCGACGCGCGACAAGCGCGGAATGACTCGCGGTTCCTCCGGAGTACCGCGAGTCGCAGAGCCGCCGACGCTCGCCGACGTCGGCCTTACGAAGAAGCAATCGTCGATCGCGCAGAAGCTCGCGGAGCTCCCGAAGAAGCAGTTCGAGGACGTCCGCCTCGGCGTCGCCTCGATTGCGCAGGCGATCCGCGAAGTCGAGCACGCGAAACGGCCGACGACGCCACTGCCCGTCACCGACACGTACCGGGTGATCTACGCCGATCCGCCCTGGTCGTACGGCAACAGCGGCGTGATCAACGACTCCGACAACTACGGCCGCGCTGCGCGTCATTACCCGTCGCTGTCGATCGCAGAGCTCTGCGCGCTGCCGGTAAAGGCGCTCGCCGATCCCGATGCGGTGCTCTTCCTGTGGGTGACGTCGCCATTGCTCGCCGAGTGCTTCGCCGTCGTCGCCGCCTGGGGCTTCACCTATAAGAGTTCGTTCGTCTGGGACAAGGTCCGGCACAATTTCGGCCACTACAACAGCGTCCGGCACGAGCTACTGCTGGTCTGCACGCGCGGGTCATGCACGCCGGATGTCCGGACGCTGCACGACTCGGTGCAGACGATCGAGCGGTCGGACGTGCATAGCGAGAAGCCCGAGCACTTCCGCTCGATCATCGATGATCTCTACCCGCGCGGTGCCCGAATCGAGCTGTTCGCGCGCTGTGCGGCGCCGGCACCGTGGGAAACGTGGGGGAACGAACTGCGAGCGCGAGCATGAGCAGCTACGACGCGTACCGGAAGAACAAGATCGAATCGGGCCTGCTCTTTCAGGACTTCATCGTCGACCTGATGCTGCAGGTGCTGCGCTTTCCCGTGACGATCTACAGCAGCCGTCTGTACCAACAGACCGTAGGTGAAGGCCCTGCAGGCGTCGAGATCAAACACGACGAGAATTACGCCCGCACCGGGAACCTGTGGATCGAGGTCGCAGAGAAAGCCTGCCCGCGGCCGGGAGACTACGCGCGATCCGGGGTTTTTCGTGACGACAATTCGTGGCTCTACATCATCGGCGACTACGACACGGTCTTCGTCTTCGCCAAGGTCGCGCTGCAGTCGCTCGCACGCAGCGACAGATTCCGCATCCTTGAGAACCGAACTAAGACGTCGAAGGGTTATCTGCTCCCTGACGCCGTCGCCAGGCGCTGTGCCGCCCGGGTGCTCGCGCCGAAGGCGAAGCAAAAGATTGTCGTCGCTGTTGGTGATCTCCACGAACTCGGTCGGCAGCTGCATCGTGCGGCGCTTGCTAATCCGGCCCAGCGCGCGCTGTTTCAATTCAACGATGAGCCAGCGCCGGATCCCGCATCAGCCGAGAGGAAGGAGTCGGCGTGATGGACAAGCGCAGCGAGTACGGCTTCCGTCACAACCTGCCGGTCCGCATCGGCTCGCCGACGGGCCCGAAGGGGCGCCTACTGCAGTGCAACGGCCGCACCGGCCAGTACTGGAAGGTCAAGCTCGACTCCGGCGACTGGGTCTGGCCCGACGACATCATCGTCGACGACGGCGGCGACCGAATCGAGATCTGCCTGGACTGCCGGCTGCGGTTCCTTGGCAAGCCCGGCGAGTTGATCTGCCGCCGGTGCCAGGAGACCACCTTCGGGACCGCGGATGAGCGGCGCACCGCTGTCGACGACGCACGCTACCGACCGCGCAGCCGCGGCACGTACCGCCGGCGCGGATCTCACATCTGACTTTTCCGACAGGAGCGCACTGAATGGCTGAAGCCGAACTCGTCGACGACAACGTCCCGATGCCCGTAGATCCACTCGAGGCGCGACGGCCCGACGTGCCGATCACGCTCAGCGAGCTCGCCGCGGAGAAGGGCGAGGCCGTCGAGATCATCAACGCGCGCGCGCTCGTGCTGCAGACGCTGCGGAAGGCGGCGATCCTCGCGACCTCGCCGGAAGACTGGCTGCTCTTTAAGGCCCCGGACGAACAGGGCGGCCAGGTCGTCGGCTATCTGCAGGACTGCGGCGCCGACCGCGTGCGCGATCTCTACGGCATCGAGATCTTCAACGTCAGCAAGCCCGAGAAGGTCGTCGGCAGCGAGCCGGGCGTCTTCCACTACCTGATCACCGGCAGCGGTCGCTGCAAGCTGACGCGCCAGGTGCTCGAGGACGTCGAGGGCGGGCGGTCCTCGACCGACGACTTCTGTAAGGACAAGAAGGGCGTCGAGCTCGAGCTCGCCGTGCGGAAGGCGGCGCGCGCCAATCTCGACGGCAACATCTCGCGCGAGCTGGCGGGCCTGAAGTCGGTGCCGATCTCGGAGCTCGAAGAGGTCTGGAAGGGCACGGCGAAGAAGATCGAACAGTGCCGCCGCGGGCGCGGCTTCGGCACGCGCGATCAGCGGCTCGGCGGTGGCGAGCGGCCCGACGAAGGCGTCGACGTGCCGCCGCAGTGTCGCGTCTGCAAAAAGCCGATGGTGCTGCGCAAGGGCAGCAAGGGCTATTTCTACTCCTGCGCCGACTACAAGCAGCACCAGGATGCCGGGCAGAAGTCCTTCACGATCGATCTCGACAAATGGAAGGAGGAACTGGCGAAGCGTGCCACGGCGGCCACGCCTGAGCAACCGGCCGCGGCGGCCGCTTCGCCAGCGAAGGTCGAGCCGCCGAGCGCCGACGAGGTCTTCGGCACCAAGTCGGCCGGGCGCGTGCCGGGGCAAGAAGGGTAAGGCAACGCCACGATGCCACCCACGGCCTCGCTCGCGCCCGCCGACATCGCCGCCCGCATCCATGCCGCCTGGGGGCAGCACTACGCCCGCCAGGCGCGCCCGTCGTCGCCGCACGCCTACGTCTACGCCTCGTCGTGGCGGGCGTGCGAGCGGCGCATGGTTTACGAACTCACGATCCCCGATCAGCAGCCGCCCTTCCCGCCGGAAGTGCTCGCGAAGTTCCGGCGCGGCGACGACCGCGAGCGCGAGCTGCTGATCGACCTCGCGCGCGTCGGCCGCGAGACCGAGCCCGAATTCAAGGTCATCGGCCAGCAGGAACGCTTCACGCTGAAGGATCACAAGGGGCGCGTCGCGATCGTCGGGAAGGTCGATGCGCGCCTCGAGATGCAGGGCGCGCGGCCGCCCCTCGAGGTGAAGGCCTGGTCGCCGATGATGACCGACCGCGTCGAGCGGTTCAGCGACCTCTTCGACAACCCGTGGACCGTGAGCGGCGCGCACCAGCTCCTCGCGTATCTCTTCGCCGCCGGCGAGCCCTACGGCTTCCTGCTGCTCGATCGCTCCGGCCTGCCGAAGCTCCTCGAGGTCGAGCTCGAGCCGCACCTCGATCGCATGGAGGACTTCCTGGCGCGCGCCGAGCGCGTGCTCGATCACGTCGCCGCCGGCACCGAGCCGGACTTCCTCGACGACCCGGCCTCGTGCCGGCGCTGCCCGTGGTTCGGCGGCATCTGCCAGCCGCCCCTGAGCGCCGCCGGCGCGACGCTGCTGAACGATCCCGACCTCGAGGCCGCCCTCGAGCGCCGCGAAGCCCTGAAGGCCGCCGCGGACGAATTCGACGACATCGACAAGCGCGTCAAGCAGCAGCTGCGCGGCGTCGAGCAGGGCATCGCCGGCCGCTTCGCGATCAGCGGCAAGTGGGGCAAGCAATCGAAGGTCGAGCTGCCCGCCGACCTGAAAGCCAAGTACACGAAGACCGACCCGAAGGGGCGGTTCACGCTGGAGATCACAAAGCTATGAGCGAAGTCAGCAAGATCGTCACGCACTATCTCGAGGAGATAGTGCGTAGCGCTGGACTGAAAGGTTTCGACGAAATTCGCGCGGAGATTGAGTCGGCCGCCGAACAGGACGACCGGCGCCTCGAGCAACTCGAAGAGAAGGTCGAAACGCCCGACTGGCGGGAGCGCCGCTGATGGCCCGCCGAAAAGACCCCGCCGCTGCGGTCATCGAGTTTTTCGAGACCGCGACCCCAGACGCCGCCGAGACCGTACTCGGTATCTGCAAGGCCATCGTGGCGCGCCGCAACGCCGGCAAGCCGAAGCCGCGATCTGTCCGAGCACAGGCCGCGCCGGAATCCCCAAAGGCGAACGAATAGCGATCAGTTTTGCGATGGCAGACGACCGGTTATTTCACAAACGCCTCGGACATTCGGAAAAAGTGAACGCGCTTTCTGCAGAAGAGGAGCTCGTTTGGCGAACATACGTGCAGGAAGCCGACGATTTCGGCGTGATGTTGATGTCCGGAATTGAGATTCAGGGCGGCCACGATCGCTTCCGAAACATGCGGCCGAAGGTCGTGCAGCAAATGCTCGACCGTGTCCTGAAGGTGGGTCTCGTGCGCGCGTTCGAACACCAGAACCGCGTCTACTGCTACCAGCCAGACTGGCAGACCTATCAAAAGGTCCGCTACGCCCTCGGCACGATTAACCCACGCATTCCAGCGGAGTTACTCCGCCAGTGCGATCGGCCGACGCAGTGGCTGCACACCCTCTGGCCTGGCGCCGCCGGGCGTGGCCGGAAGCTCTCCAGTTGGACGCCGCCTGATGACTGGACGCCGCCGGAGTGGACCGACCGTTCCGGAAACGTTCCGTCAACGACGGCTGAGCGTGTTCCGTCAACGTTGCCGGAACGTTCCGGAAATGTTCCGCCCCTCGCGCGACACGCGCGCGCGCGATCAGGGGGAGGGGATAGGGATAGGGAGATCTTGGGGGGTGTGGGGGGAAACGGCTCGGCCGCGACCGGCGCCGTCGATGATCTCACCGAGCAGGAAGCCCGGGCCGGACGCTTTGTCGAGCGGTACGCCGCGCTGTTCTACCAGTTCCGCCACGGGGCGCGCTACGTCAGCAAGCCGGCGCTCGACTACCAGGAGGCGCTGCAGCTCGTGGCGACCTGGGATGACGCGCGGCTCGACACGCTCGTCGAGGCATTCCTCACCACCGACGAGCCCTTCTGCCGCAACGGCAGCGGCACCATCGCCCAGTTTCGATCGCGTGCGTCGTGGTGCGATGCGCGCCTACGCGAGAGCGGCTTATGACCTGCCCGATCTGCGCCGGCCTCGGCATGGTGCGCGTGCGCTATCACGACGGCTCGCCCGACGACTTCGGGATCTGTCAGTGCGAGGGCGGTCAGGCGCTGCGCGCGGCGAGCAACGCGCGTCCTGGGCGTACAGGCTGGCCGCTCTGGACGGCCTTCGCCGCGTCGCGCGACATCCCGCTCGAGCGCGTGTCGATGGTCGAGGATCTCCTCGAGGAAGACGACCTCGCGCGCATTCCGGTCGCGCCGGCCGTCGGCAGTCGCGGATCAGTCGCCGCGACGATGCAGACCCGGAGGCCACGGCTGTGAGTCTCACGCTCGATCGCAGGCGCGTGCATTTCGTCGTCCTCGGCGAGGCGATGACAAAGGGCAGCGCGAAGGCCTTCGTGCCGAAGAAGTGGGCGCAGGCCGCGGTCGCCCAGGGCAAGGCCCCGCGCGCCATCGTCGTGAACGATAACCCCAGGGCGAAAGATTGGGAGCAGCGCATCGCCACGGAGGCGCAGAAGGTCGGCGGCGGCGCGCTCTTCACCGGCCCCGTGATCCTGACCGTCGCTTTCCACCTGCCGCGGCCGAAGTCACTCCCGAAGCGCGTCTCGCATCACATGACCAGGCCGGACTGCGACAAGGCGACGCGCTGCGTGCTCGACGCGCTCACCGGCGTGCTCTACGGCGACGACGGCCAGGTCGTCGAGCTGCACGTCCGGAAGCAGTTCGCGGAGCTCGGCGTCGCGCCCCGGGCCGACATCACCCTCGAGGAAGCCGTCGCGGCCGAGCCCACCGAGATCCAGCCGGCGGCGGCCGGCCTATTCAGCTGAGAGGAGCGTGCGCATGGCGAAGAGGAAAGCAGCGAAGACCAACGGCGACGCAGCACCGCGGCGCGGCCGCCCGCGCCAGGAGGATCTCCCAGGCACGGAGGATCGCGCAATCAAGCCGCTCGAGCAGGCCGCCGCGGAGTATGCCGACATCCGCGATCAACGCATGGAGCTGAACGAGAGCGAAGCGCAGCTGAAGGCCAACCTGCTGAAGCTGATGAAAAAGCACGGCAAGACGGTCTACCACCGCGACGGGATCACGATCACCGTCGTGAGCGAGGAAGAGTCCGTGAAAGTGCGCGTGAAGAAGGCTGGCGAAAACGACGAGACGCCGGCGAACGGCCGCGAATTCGACAACGAGCGCGCTGCCGCGGTGGCGGAGGACTAAACCCATGCCGCGCACGAAATCCTCACCGAAGCCGAAGAAGGTCGCCTACGAGCTGATCGACCCGACCAGCGTCGCTGGTCACCCGATGTATCGCCTCCTGGCCGAGTTGGTGACCGCATACCACGAGGATCTGGCCAGCGCGCGGATCACGCTCGCCTGGTGCACCTCGTGGCAACCCGACATCGACGGACACGTCACGATCGGAAAGTGCAAGCGGTCGGGCGACCTCGATCGCGAGCTCGCGCAGTTCGACTTCGTCATCCTGCTGCGGCGATCGTTCTGGCTCGACACGCGCGTCAGCGATGCGCAGCGCGCGGCGCTGCTCGATCACGAGCTCTGTCACGCCGGCGTGAAGCTCGATCGCCGCGGCGATCCGGCCGTCGACGATCGCGGCCGCATCGTCTACCGCACGCGCAAGCACGACATTGAGGAGTTCACGGCCATCGTCGCCCGGCACGGCTGCTACAAGGCCGACCTCGAGGCGTTCGCGAAGGCACTAATCCTGCGCGGCACGCCAGAGTTCACCCCGTGCGACCTCTGTCGTGATCGGCCTGGCTGGGTAGTCGTCAACGTCGGGGGCGTCGAGCGCGTCACGCGCTGCGAGTGCTTCGTGTGCTGGCAGCAGCAGAAGGCGCTGGGGAAATCAGCATAGCCATGCGCATCGGCAGGCAGCACGCGAACGCTCTGATCCGCGCGCTCGAGGTCTTTGTCGAGATCCGCGGCGCTGACGCCGTGCCGGAACGAGCGGCCGCTATCGCTGCGCTGCCGCAGAAGACCTGGCGCGGCGTTCAGGTCTTCGCGCTCACCTGCGCGGGTCCGTTCGGGCGCGGCCCGCACGTGCAGTACGTCCCCGAATACGTGTGTTGGTCGCTGATCGACCTGCGTCAGTTCCTATGTCCGTTTCACCGGTGATGTGTATGACCGACATCGACGACGACGCGATCACCGAGGCGATGATCCAGTACGGCGGCAGCTTCGTCGCCACGCTCGGCACGCTCTACCGCAAGGGCGACCCGATCAACCAGGCGCGGCTCAAGGCGGCGTCTCCCGACTTCTGGGCGGAATACGCTGCGCTCGTGCGGCTGCGCAGCACCACGAAGGGAGAACGGCCATGAAAGTCGGGGGGGGGGGGGGCGTCATCAGCCATGACCGGCACGAGCCCGATCGCGCGCGCCATCGCCGAGCTCGAGACGGAGCGCGAGAACCTGCGCGCCAGGATCGCGAAGGTCGACACGGCCATCGCGTCGCTGCGCGAGCTGTTCCACCTGCCGGCCGACCGTCTGGCGAAGGCGCCGGCGTCGTCGAACGGCAACAGACACGACACGGGCATCAACGCGAAGATCCGCGCCGCGCTGAAGCATGGGCCGCTGTCGCCCTCGGCGCTGGCGACCGCCGTCGGGATGGAGCGGCACACGCTCCGCACGTTCATCGCGGATCTCGAGCGGACCGGCACGATCGTCTCGTCAGGCGCGACCGCGAACCGGCGGATCGCGCTGGCCGCGGATGCGGCGAAGGAGGCGCCCTGACGAACCTGCCGCGCACCGGCTGCCTGGCGATCGACGCCTGCTCATCGACTACCACGAGCGCATCCTGGCCGACTCGCGATCGCCAGACCGGCGCCAGCGGTCCGAGCGCGCCCTCGAGCGGTTGCGTCGAGAACAGCAGGAAGAGGCCGACCGCCTGCGCCGCATCAACGCCCCGATGCCGCCGGCGAGCACACTCGACGGGCAGATTCAGCGCCGCGTGCGCGCGCGCGACGAGGAGGAATTCGAAACCGTGTGGCACGGCGGCGAGGGCCTGACGAGTCGCTGATGGGCGCCCCACTGACGCGACGGCCGGCGAACGCGCGCAACGTCGCGCTCGTGCGCCTCTTCCGCCTGATGCGGCTGCTCCTCGAGCCGCGGACGATTCCGGAGTTGGCGACGGCACTCGGCGTGACGACGCGCACGGTGCGCCGCGACCTGAAGGTGCTGCAGGCGGCGCAGCTGCCCATCTGGCGGTCCTTCGAGACCGGGCGCTGGCAGATGGATCACGACCTCGAAGGAGTCGCGTGAATGGCCAAGGGTTTCACGAAGGGCGACCCGCGCATCGTCGCGGCCGCGCGCAAAGGGGGCCAGGCGTCGGGGAAGGCGCGGCGCTGGCGCACACCGGATTACATCCGCGGCTACCAGGCCGGCGCGCGCAACGAGCGGCGACGGTGGCAACGCATCGAGCGCGAGCTCGAGGCCTGGCGCGGAGAGCAGGCGAGCTGATGGCTGACACCCTGATTCGACTCTACGAAGACACGCAGAAGCCGGGCACGTGCCGCGGCTGCGCGGCGCCGATCGACTGGTACCGCACGCTGAACGACAAGGCGATGCCGATGAATCGCGGTGCCGTACCACGGAAGTCGGAAAACGAGCCGGCGACAAAACGGGTCGCCGCCTACTTCGCGTCGAGCGACTCGCACTGGGCGACGTGCCCCGATGCGGCCAAGTTTGGAAGGAAGTCAAATGGCCTACGCTGAAAACACGGACGTTCCAGTCGCCAAGTCTCGCGCCGAAATCGAGCGCCTGCTCCAGAAGCACAAGTGCTCGAAGTTCATGGCGGGCGTCGACAACGACGCGCACCGCGCGACCGTCCAGTTCCAGGCGCACAACCGGATCGTGAAGTTCGAGATCGACCTGCCCGACCCGAAAGACCCGAAGCACCGACGCATCAAGGGCCGCTATCTCGAACGCACGGCCGCGGGCATCGCGAAGGTGGTCGATCAGGAGGAGCGCACGCGGTGGCGCGCGCTGCTGCTCGTCATCAAGGCGAAGCTCGAGGCCGTCGAGAGCAACATCGCCACCTTCGAGGACGAATTTCTCGCGCACGTGCTGCTGCCGAACCAGCAGACCGTCGCCGAGTACATCGGGCCGACGGTCGCGCAGATCTACGAAACCGGGCGCATGCCGCTCGATCGTCGCCTGACGACCGGCGAGGTTATCGACCAGGAGAAACCCTAATGCTGACTACGATCCTGCTTGCCGCTCTCTTCGCGCCACCGCAAACGCTGAGCGTCACCGTCCCAGCGAACACGCCCTTAGACGTGTCCTTCAAGCACGACGGGTTGCTGATGCCGTCCTTCCGCTGGTGGTGTGACGGATCGATCGCGAAGAACTTCAGCGCGACGGAGACGCAGCCAGCCGGGACGCCCGACGCCGCGGGCCTGTTCACCTACACCGTCACCGTGCCCGGCCTGGCCGCTGGATCGCATACGTGCTTCGTCTCCGCCTTCAACGACCAGGGCGAAGTCAAGGCCGCCTGCAGTGCCACGGTGACGACGACCTGCGTCACGCCGATCACGTTCACGGTCGGCACGCCGACGCCAGTGGGCAAGCCGCCAGCGGTACCCGTCGACATTCGGATCGTCGTGCGCACAGGAGGCGTGTAGGTGGATCTCGACGCGCGTGTCTCGGCGCTCGAGTCGGAATGCGATCGACTCCGTCGAGCGCTGGAGTTCATTGCGTCGTCGGAGTTCACAGACGGCTATCGATCAGCCTTCTACTCGCTCAGGTGGCACGCCCGGACAACCCTCGACGGAACCATCAGTCCCATGCGATCGCCGTCTACGGGGAAGCGAAGCACCGGCAGCAGATCCGGGAGGCGCCGATGAGTCCCCTGGCTCCACAGAAACCCTGTCCAGTGCCTGGCTGTCCTCAGCTCACCTCGGGTGGACGCTGTGCGACGCACGCTCGAGAACAGGAACACCGCCGAGGGACCGCCCACGCACGAGGCTACACCTACCGAGACTGGCAACCCTTCCGCAGAGCCTTCCTGGGGGCCCTTGTCCAGGCAGGAATAGACCCTATCTGTGGAGCCGCCCTCCCATCAGGCCCGAAGACGAACGACAGTCAGTGCCGAGCCCAGGGGTGGCTAACCTACACCAGTGCGGATGGGTCCAGTCTGCACCTCGACCATGAGCCCCCGCTGCAGGACGGGGAACGTGCGAACGTCGAAGCGATCTGTGATCGCGATCGGATTCAACTTCTGTGCGCGTCCTGTCACGCCGCAAAGGATTCGCGGCGGGTGGGGGGGAGATTTTGAATATTCGGGTGGGTCCGACGGAAAC